AATGGTATACCCTGTCTCTTCTAACGCTGCTACTGGTAGGCCTATTAGTCTAATCATGGAGAAACACCGTGAGGACACACCGTTGCGTGAGGAGAACCGTGGACTAGAGATATCAGCACTCACAGGTGTCAGTCCTAACGAGGTTACTGATCGCATGGACAGTGGTGACTTCACTCCACTTGTGGATGCTAAGAAGCAAGCCGAGGGTACACTAACCCTAGCTGGTATGTTGAACCAAAGCCAGGAACAGAAGCAGAACCAAGAGGATGCCCTTCGACAGCTTGCCAGCCAAGCACAGAAGATCAGTGACCTCAATGGTAACACTGACGTATCGTTGGAAGCAGCCCTGACAGTTGGTGATCAACACTTCAGCCCTGCGTTAGCTAGAGCTATTGTCAACCAACAGATTGCAGCTGAAGTCTTTGAAGAGGCTATCCAGAAGAACGACGAAGGTTCGTCTACGTTTGGTCAGATCGGTGACTTTGCTGATAAGTACTTCATACGACAGATACCATTTGGTGCCTTGGAGGACTTGTCATACGAGGGTGTCAGCAAGAGTGAAGAGATACTAAACGCTCAAGCGTCAATGTCTGCTGATGAATTTACAGTGTACATCAAACAGTATGCAGCTGAGAAGGCTCAAGAAGGTGTCTTCCGTAAAGACAATATCTTTGCCTTACAGCAGGGCTTGGAGGTTGCTACCGCAGCTGGATACATACCTAGTGCCAAGTGGGATGCTCTGTTTGCTGTAGGTGACCTTCTTCCTATCGCTGGTAAGATCGGCAAGGTCGGTACAAAGATTGTCAGAGGCAAGCTACTAACACGCATTGCACCTATTAAAGGGCCTGTAGCAGCCTCTGAGGCCCATCAGGCTATCACTAAGTCATCCACCAGTGTTCACCCAGAGATCGCGGTGGAGGCTCACGCTAGCGCCTTTGATGCTACAACCACAGGAGCAACACGACCAGTTGTCTCGATGACGGGTGCGCACGCTGTTGATAGCCAATTGGTAGACAAGATCACAGCAGCTACAAACAAAGGCACGTTTGGTCGCAGGGCTACAGCAGAGCAGGTAGCATCACTGGCTCGTGACATTCAGACTAAACTAAAGGAAACCACCAGCAGACCAATAGCTGACTTCAATATCGTTGACTTACCCTTGGGTGGCAAACAGGCTACGTTCAAGCTCGGTCGTATCTCTGATGGAGCGCCCTACCTGAAGAAAGCCCCAGCTGAAGCTATGGCTAAAAGGCTTACGGACAATGGCATAGCTGTTACGGTTGACTTGGTAGACGAGACGAACCCTAAGCTTGGCTACTTCGTAACAGCTAGGGAATCTCTTGACCTATCTTCAGTTGCCAGTGGTATTGATGATGTTGCCGCAGCTGGTAACTTCTTTACCCGTAGCATAGCCAAGGCACTGGGGTCTACTAAGTCACTAGACAGTAAGCACCACAACAATTTAGCCAACATGGGTGAGGCTGGCTTCGCTGTGCTCAAGAGTATAGCTAAAGAACCTCTCAGGATACTGGAAAAGACTAACTTAGAGAGTCAAGAGATTATTGGGAAGGTGTACACCAAGCTTCGTGATGGTGAAGACGCCTTTATTCGTGATGGTTACTCTCCTTTAGAGTTTGCTGAGGAGTTCTACGAAGCATCTGGTAGAACAAAGCGGGCTACAGAGGCAGACCATGCTTCTTTCTACGCTGCTAAGACGATTAACGACACAGCTTACCTGATGAAAGCTAAGGAGATATCCAAAAGGTACATCAAAGCTGGCTACAAGGCTGTTCAGACCAATATAGGTGGTGTTCTAGCTAGGCAGGTAACCTCAGCACCAGCTGATAAAGACATTTACGACGTAGCTGCTCAAGCTTTTGTTAGAGCAGGTGACGAAATACCGTATGGTACAGCTATTTGGCGTTCTGAGATGGATGACTACTTTATCCGTCCTAAGTCTGTCAGTAATATAGAGTACCACCATGTACTTGGGTACAACTCAGGTGGACAACGGCTTAATCCTGATGCTAACTTCTTTATCACGCTGGGTGAAGGCAATGGTAAAGCTGTTATGACTGCATTCTCTGAAAAGGATGCTAAGATAGCTAAGTTACAGATCAAGAATATCCAAGATGAGCTTATTGTTCTTGGAAGGCCACTAAGACAACTTGTGGATGAACTAGATGATGTCATTGCTCGTAACAACTCTTGGGCTCCTACTCTTGTGTACGATACAGCTTCACTGCAGGCTTTTGCAGAGCGCAAAGGTTGGAACTTAGTCTCAGGCTCTGGTGAAGATAGTGCTATGGTCGCTAATCCTGTATCCTACAAAGCCCGTGGAGGTAACACAGTTGATGGTGACCACGAGGTATGGGGCGGTGCGTCAAACGATCTCTTCTATCAAGCACAACAGGGACGCCGTGCAGACCGCGTACTGATGGACTATGGTACTGGCCTTGAGACCCTGAACGACGGTCCTGTTAAGGCTATGGTGGACCAGCTTGCTAATGAGTTCAGTGCGTACTCTCATTCTAACTACACAGAGAGCATCACAGCGTCTTGGGTTGCTAAAGCTAAAGCACTAGGTATCACAACGACAGCACATGCAAATCGTGCAGCCTTCGATGATATGTTCAATAAGCTTACAGCAAGGAGTAACCACACAGCTGAGGAACGTAGTCTTATCCAAGTTGGTAACATTGCCAGACGACGCATGGGTCTTAAGGACCCTATGACACGTGGAATGGAACACTTTGGTCAAGAGATGCGTGAGTTCGTCTTTGATACTACAGGCCTAAAGGTACCAAAGGTTTCTATTGTCAGTGGGCTGCTTAACATGGGCTTTCAGTCTGCCTTTGGTTTCTTCAACATCGGTCAGTTTGTCATGCAGGCATCACAGGTGTCCTCCATTATAGCTTTGTCTCCTAAAGCCGGGCTGAAGGCTTCATACGGTGCACCTGCTCTGCGTCTTGCTCTACACAATGGTACACCTGAGGCTGTTCGTCGTATAGGTAGAGTGCTAGGTGTGTCTGAGAAAGATGCAAAGGAACTCTTTGAGTACATAATGGTATCTGGTCGGTACGACGTTGGTAATGACGCAATGGAGAAGGCAACAGGGCCTGGGTGGTCATTCAAAGGATGGGGCGGTAAGTCACACATACCTAGAGAAATGCGTAAAGGACTGTACGCTGCATCATCTGTAGGCAAGAAGGTACTGAAGGCAGGTACTGCTCCTTTTACAGAGGGTGAACGTCTGTCACGTCTAACTGCTATCACTACTGCATTCTTGGAGCACAAGAAAAGGCTCCCTAATGTCAGCGCAATGGAAGACAACGCTCGTGCTTGGATTGCCAATAGAGAGCAAGACCTTACGTTCAACATGGGTACTGCATCTAAAGCAGCACTGCAGCAAGGTGTGTGGCGGTTGCCTTCACAGTGGACTGCCTATAGTTTCAGAGCGATGGAAGCTGTTGTTATCGGGCGTGACCTGTCTAAGGCTGAACGTATCCGCTTGGGTCTGATCTTGGTAGGCCAAGGTGGTACAGCTGGCGTCTTCGCAGCAGGTGCAGCTGATTGGATCAGTGAGAAGTTTGACATGGACCCTAATGGTGCTGGTGTTGCAGCTGTCAAGTACGGCTTCTACGACGGTGTCCTCTCTGCGTTCTTTAGCGGTGTCTCAGGTAACGACGTTCAGACAGCTATGGGTACACGCCTAGCTCCACTAGGTACCTTCATGGATATCTACCGCAAGGTCACTGAGGAGAACACACTCACAGCATTAGGTGGTCCTTCTGTTGAGATCGTTGGTGCCGGTGTTGTGGCTGCTTACGAAGCAATAGGTAACATCTTCAATGGTCACACAGCTTCTGCTTGGGAAGACATAGAGAGGGTACTTCGGGCTCCTACTGGTATTGACAATATAGTGAAGGCACGAGGTATCATCAACCACAATGTGTACCGATCAAAAACTGGTGCGTCAATACCTTTGCCTTTCACTGCCATTGATGGTGTGTTGCAAGGCTTAGGTATCACAAACTACTCAGTAGCAGACTACTACGATAGCAAGTCTCACGTCTGGAGAGAAACAAAAGATGTGAAAGAGTTCACAAAAGACTTGCAAAAGTCCTTCCAACATGGTATAGATTTGATACGAGAAGGTAAAGAAGCAGACGGTATTCAATTGCTCAATGAAGTCAACGCAAGAATTGATATCTCTGGGTTCTCTCCTTTAGATATCCACGGTATCCGTACGCAGATGAGAGTACGTAACTCAACCCCGCTAGCACAGTGGTACTTCGAACGCCACTTAATGGCTGCAGGCAAACGTGTAGAGAATCAAGGAACAGAGTAATATGCAACCCTTCGCCCCTAAACTAACCTCAGATATCGGCTACACACAAGCTCCAACGGCACCTGCTGCTGAGCCGTCTGTCTTCAGCGGTATTGGCGATGCATTGTCTGGTGCTCTGAAGGTAGCTGACAAAGCCTTGGATAGCTTTAAGCCAAAAGCTCCAACCTACCAGCAAATCAAAGACGAAGATGAACTTAACAGCCTCAATGCGTTCCAAACAGGCACAGAGAAGGCAGCACAGCTACGTGCACAGGGTTTCAATGGTCAAGCTACCGCTATGGAGAACCAGATAGCACTGGACTTTGTTCGTGCGGGTGGTAACCCTACTTCAGAAGAAGCTAAGTATATGGTTGAACGGGTAACTGGCAGGAATGCTGACCAGTTCGGTCTGTCAGAAGAAACTCATGCGATTATGAAGATTACAGAGGGAGAAGACTACGCTAACGCGGTAGCTAACACTTACAACACCCATCCTCCTGGTACACCCGGCGAAGTCAGGCATTCAGCAGCCCTGGTGGAAACGATGGGCATCATGGCAGCTAAGAGTACTATCGCTGCAGCTAACGGTAAGTCTGAGGCTCAGGCTGCAACCAACAAAGCTAATTGGAACATTGAAGGCGGTGGTCTATCAGCCTTTAATCAAGTCATAAACCAATTCTGGAACGCTGAGGCTGGCGCAGCTATGCTTGCTGATCAGGCTGGTCAGACACTTGATCCTACTTCAATCAAAAATTCAAGCGTACGGTTTAAGCAGTTCAAAGGAAACATACTAGCACAACGTCCACCTGGGCTCGACGACACACAATGGTCTAATGTGACAGCCAAGCTTGAAGGTATCAGTGAGGTGTACGGCGGACTAATTAACAAAGGAGAGACGTTGAAAGCCGCGGCTGCTAGTGCGTTGATTCAGTCGGTAGTAAAGAACCCTGATCTTTCTGCAATTGTCACCCACGTCATCCTAAACACCAAAGACTTTAAGGAGTTTGGCTTGACAGGTGCGGACTATGCGTCTGCCTTCAAAGCTTTACAAACCACCAATGAACCCCTCTACAAGATTAATGAGGGCAACAAGAGTGACCTTACCTCTGGTGCGCCCGGCTTAAATAGTGGTAACAAAGGTAAACCTAACGGCACTATATCTCAAGAGGCTCTTGATGCCTACAAAGGTGATCCAAAGAAGCACGTGGAGAATATGAACGGAATCAGTAAGTACTTCCGTGCCTTGACCCCTAAAGCAGCTGGTACGGAGACCCAAACGGTAGCTAATATTAGCCAGAAGATGGCGGCTAGTGTGTACAACTCGACTGTTCCCTTCGCTGCAGCTGACATCAACGATGCGTACAACACAGGTTTGATTGGTACTATACGTGAAGTTGGCAAGACTGACCCACAAACAGCGTGGGCAATGGCGCGACAGCACTCAGAAGCGTTAGACCAGATGTCTACTAAGTCCTACCAGAATGCTAACAAGAAGTTCGGTGACTTTGCGAAGCTAGGTCAAGACGGTAAGGTGCGGTTAAACTGGGCTAACGCCTTTGACAACCTACCTGCCTCGGGTGAGTTTCGTGCGTTCATTGAAGATGAGATGAGGGCTGCACTGGAACCGTACGACGGTGATCTCTACGCATTTACCAAAGCTTACAGAGGCTCAAAACAAGGTCGATCTGATGCTCCTAAGTTCTCACGCGGCGTATCAGAGTTTATGAACTCTATGGATATGCGTGTGTTTATGGAAGAAGGTGGTGAACTAAAAGAGCAGATGGACTCCTTGGTTGCCATCAATGCTGCACGTGGGCGTATGCAAGCAGAGGCTGACCTGATTGAGAATGCCTATAGTACCGCAGTGGAGGCTGGCGATGAGTTCACACAAGAGGTTGCACCTGCTGCTGCTCCTGTTCCTCGCGAGCGTCCTGTTGTTGAAACAACTGCTCCCAGTGCTGGTGGTATCCTCGGCCTCGGTGGCTTCCCTGAGACTGATGGAGTTCCCTTAGGTGAGCGTGCTGTAGGCAAGGTAGGTTCTGCTCTTGGTGATGCTGCTGGTTTTGTTGGTAGGCAGATCATTAGTCCAGCAGGTGCCGGTACCTTAGATGACCGTATTGGTCAAGCTGAGTCCCAAGGAAGCTACGATGCAGTCAACAGAGGAACTCTCAAAGGCAAAGGTATCGTAGGCGCTGACATCAACGCTAGTAGGTCTGTCACCCGTAACGGTGTAGAGTCTATCATTCCTGTCTCTGGCCTTACGGTAGGAGAACTCACGCAGTTCCAGTCGATCAAAGACCCTAACGATACTAACCGTATCTTTGCAGCTGGTAAGTTCCAGATCATACCTAGCACGATGGTGGGCTTCCTTAAGGCACACCCTGAGGTAAAGAGCACCGATACGTTTGATGAAGCGATGCAGAACAAAGCATTCGGTTACCTCATCAACGAGAAACGTAAGGATATCGGTAGGTACATCTCTGGTAAGTCTGACGACAGAGACGCAGCCTTGCTAGCTCTAGCTAAAGAGTGGGCATCGTTCCCTATTCCTACTGATATGGTTGTCAACCGTGACGGGAAACAGGTGTCTCTCAAGAAAGGCGAATCGTACTACGGTGATGGCAACAAAGCCAGTGTCACTGTGAAGCAAGCAGGTATTGCTCTTGATGGTATGATCCCAGACGATGAGCTTCCTGAGAGTCAAATCGTGGACACGGTAACACAAACTGTTCCAGATGCAACACCTAAGGAAGTCAAGGAAGTCATTGATCACCTCCAAGGTGCCAACACACTTGATACTATAAGAGCCCTAGGAGCCCGTCAGAGAGCTATCATGAGTGCTATCCTAAATGCGTACAGCGAAGAGGGACAACAGCAACCAGAGCAGCCCGCAGCGTCTTCTACGGTAGGTTCTGGTCCCTATAGGCAACCAACGCCCACACCTTTTGTTCTGGGAGAGTAGATATGTCTGACCTTCCAGAATGGGTAGACCAACAGATACAGCAGCGTCTCATCGACTTGGAGACACAAGGAGCTAGGCGTGAGGTTATCTTGCAGAACACTCAAGAAGACACTAGAGCTATGAAAGATATCAACACCCAGCTGCTGTTTGCTGTGAAGGACATCCAGAACACCCTAAGGTTCCAACGATGGTTGTTCAGAGCAGGCGTCACCTGTATCGGTGTGCTATTCTTTGTGTTTGGTAAGGTGTCATGGGACGATATCTCCACTGTTACCAAGGCTATCCGCAAGGGTGACTAAGGTAGCGACAATCTACCGCATTGACACACCTTTGTGTACCGACTAAACTCTAAGAGTTGGTTGGTTGTTGTTAAACATCTGTCCAACCTTTGTTACTGTAGAATATACCTAGGAGTTAAGACGTTGGTGAAGTACCTAATGGCGTTACAACGAGCTATCGGTAGGCTTATTGCCTATGTGTTTCGTCGTAAAGCCGATGTAGCAGAACTGAAGGATAGGGTTAACCTCAGGGTTGACCAAGCTGCATCTAAAGTGAAGAAGATTATCGACGATGTCTAGGTTCATCTCTCTGCTCCTGTTTGTCATTGCAGTAAGCTGCACACCGTTGGACATTGCTACCAAAGCTTTAGGCTCCCTGGGTGGCTCTTCCAATTCGGGTACTGCTGTTGATGTCAATGCACAAATAGGAGCAGAGAATGAACAATCGATCACAGTTGGTAAACGAACAGATGCTGGTGATGTCAAGCTAGGTGACAACACTGGCTCTGTTAAGGTTACCCAAGGTGAGACCAACAAGGTACAGTCAGGCACCATAGGGTCAGTTACTGTCAATGAGACAGATACACTGCTGATCATACTGCTAGGAGCCTTCGGTCTAATCGGATGGATGCTACCTACACCAACACAGATATTCAGCGGGTTCAGCGGACTCTTTAAGAGGACTAAGGAGTAACAATGGCAAAACGACCAACACAAAAGACCATAACGTCTGGCTTCTCTTCAGCTAATATGTTGAACTACAACGTAAACGAAGTGCTAACAGCATTCGATAATACCTTGAGTTTAGACGGCAGTGCACCTAACGCTATGGGTGCTGACTTCGACATGAACTCTAATGATATCCTCAATGTAGGTGATATCACTACTGTTAACTTAACAGTTACAGGTACAATCACTGGTAATGTCCCTCCTGGACCAGCTGGTGCTACTGGTGATACCGGACCAGCTGGTGCTACCGGCGCTACCGGACCAACTGGTGATACCGGGCCAACTGGTGATACCGGGCCAACTGGTGCTACCGGTGCTACTGGTGCTACCGGTGCTACTGGTGCTACCGGACCAACTGGACCTGAAGGACCAACTGGTGCAACTAACTTAGGTTACACAGCTGCACCAACTAATGGTACTGTTACTAGTGACACAGGGACTGACGCAACCCTGACGGTAGCTGATGCTACCAACGCTGGTCTTATGGTGCCAGAGTACTTCACTCGTTTGGCTTCTGTTGAAGCTGCGGCTGATGTGACTGATACAACTAATGTCACTGCTGCTGGTGCCTTGATGGACTCAGAAGTTGATGCTGACATCAAGACACTGGTGTTACCAGCTAACACAACCATTAGTGCATTTGGTGCTAGTCTCATTGATGACGCCGATGCAGCAACAGCGCAGACTACCTTAGGTGTAGACCCAGCAGGTACCGACAACAGCACCAACGTATCTCTTGCGGGTACACCTGATTACATCACCCTAGTTGGACAGGTTCTTACTCGTAATCCTGTTGATCTGGCTGCTGATGTGACTGGTAACCTACCTGTCACCAACCTGAACAGTGGCACATCTGCTTCTGCTACTACGTTTTGGCGTGGTGATGGCACTTGGGTTACTCCAAGTGGTAGCGGAGACGTAGCCAAGGTTGGTACTCCTGTTAACAACCAGATCGGTGTGTGGACCGGTGATGGTACCCTAGAGGGTGACCCTGACTTTACCTTTGATGCTACCACAAACACGCTGGCTATTGCTGCTAGTGGCAAGGTAGCCTTCGGTGCAGTTACTATCCTTGATGACACAACCGGAACCACCACGTTATCTAACATTGATGCCTTGGATGCTACGACTGAGGCTACCATTGAGACAGCGATTGATACACTATCGAACCTGACCTCAGTAGGTACGATTGCTACCGGTGTTTGGGAGGCTACAGACGTAGCGGTACTACACGGTGGTACAGGCTCAAGTACTGCTGCTGGTGCTGCGACTAACTTGGGTGTAGGCACAGGTGACAGCCCACAGTTCACAGCAGTCAACATCGGTCATGCAACGGATACAACTCTCGCTCGTGTGAGCGCGGGTCTAGCCTCTATTGAAGGTGACACGATTGCTCTGCTGACTGCCACGCAGACTATGAGTAGTAAGACACTCGCTGATGTGCTGTTAACCGGTGCGATCGGCGAAGAGGTCTTTACTATTCCATCCAGCACTACACCTGAACTCGATCCAGCAGACGGCACTGTCCAGAAGTGGACACTCACGGGTGCTAGCACACCAACAGAAGTGTTTGCTGATGGTGAAAGTATTACTTTAATGATCGACGATGGGACAGCATACGCGATCACGTGGCCTACTATGACGTGGGTCAACAATGGCGGCGTTGCACCTACACTGGCAGCAACAGGTTTTACTACTGTGACGCTCTGGCATTTTGGCACATTGTATGGCGCGCTAGTAGGAGATGGAACGTAATGCTTACTAAGAAACTAATGGGTGCTGGTGGTGCTGGTGGTGCTGCTGCTGCTGGAGATGACTACTGGGTAGTAGAGGTGTCTGGTGTTAGACGTATGGGAGATGTTTTAGTAAACTCTTCAAATGATGTTATTGCCGCCTTTGAAGACGCACAAGCCGTTGCTGTAGTATCCCTCGATAAAGATGGCCTTGAAAACTGGCAAAAGAAGTATGCCTATTCAACATACGATGCCGTCGGTTTCAAGTATATTGGTGTAGATTCATCAGACAACGTTTATATTAGCACATATTATGATTTAGGGCTGGGAGCAAGCCGTGATATTGCTCTCATTAAAACATCAGCAAGCACACAAGCAGTTTTAGCTCAGGCTGGCATTTCCTCTTCTGCTTTTGACTCACCCAACAAAATTTCTGTTGATTCTTCTGATAATATATATCAAGCCCTATACTATAATGACGGAACTGTCGGTACAGCAGGAGTGGCAAAATATGACTCTTCTCTTTCACTTGGTTGGCTCTATAAGTTTAATGACGGCACCAATGCTTCACTTTTTAGGGCTACTACTGTTGATTCTAGTGGGTATATTTATGCTGGAGGTCATGCTAAAGAAGCAGGAACGTATGAGTATAGACCATACCTTGTAAAGTTAAACTCGTCTGGGACTGTTCAGTGGAGTATAAAAACTACGAACACTATCTCTACTCTTCAAAACGGAGAAGATTATGGTGGACTGATAAAAGACATAATTGTAGATAGTTCTGATAATGTCTATATATCTATCGCAACCGGAACTTCAGGTTCTGGATTTACAAAACGTCTGCACGTCTTAAAGTTTAACTCTTCAGGCACAGTACAGTGGCATAAACGCTTTAATTCGACGGGAACCTACCCGGCTGAACAATTTGGTAATACTCTAGATATGTGTATCACTACTGGCGGAGTTTTAGTTGTATGTTGGGATGACGGCACTGAGATTCCTGCTACTACTGCTATGGTGGGGTTAGACCCGTCAGACGGTTCTGTATCTTGGCAGCGTGCTATTAACAAGAAGAGTTATAGTTCTCTTCACGCTCACCCACTAGGCGGATGGTGCTTTTCGATAGCAGATACATCTTCACCATATGGTGGGTATATCGCTCGGCTGCCGGATGATGGGTCTTTAACAGGGATGTGGGGTAATCTTACCTACGGCAATTCTTCTCGTTGGGTATCGGCTACAGGAGGTATGACTTGGGGTTCTTCATCTATCTCAGCCGCATCTGACTCACCAACTGAAACAACTCCGGTGTATTCTGACACTACAAGTTCTTATACCTTAACTAAAACAACAGAAACAGGACTAGTCAAAGGGTTTGTCACTAAAGCGGTCGATGAAGGCCCTGATTGGGACTCTAATAATGTTTTAGATGTATTGAGTATAGCCGATGAAGGCGATTTAGTTGTTATTGCATTTAGTGTGGATAATTCTACAACAAGTTGGTCTTGGGAGGGGATGCCCTTTACAGCGATTCAAAATTTAACAAACCAAAGCAGTCCCGGAACCTATGTAGGATATAGAATTGTTCAAGCAGGAGACTCTAATCCGTATTTAAGCAGCGCTTCTGGTTTATCAGGTGGATTAACTGCTATTGCCGCTATATTTAAACCTACATATACTACATTTGAAAATTCAGCATATTCTAATGGTGGTAGTAGTAGTTTAGACCCTCCTTCTGTTACAGCTACTGCTGATTTGTGGATTATCACTGGACATTTAGATGATGATAAAAATTCTACATTTACTGCGCCTTCGGGGTACGAACTACTTGGGACTGCTGGGTCCTCAAGTTTTAATACTGGAACTTGTATATGCTATAAAGAAGAATCTCTCACTTCTGAAAATCCGGGAGCAATAACATCTTCATCTTCAGATGGCTGGTATGCTGTTACAGCAGCATTTTCATAAGGAGAAAAAAATGAAATACATAAAAGTAATAAATGAGCTAAATCGTATCTTTCCATATAGCGACAGGCAATTTAGACGTGACAATGCTAATGTGAGTTTTCCGTCTACGATATCTGACGAGATTAAAGCCTCTTATCAAGTTTATCCCGTTATCGAAGAACCTTCGCCGGTTTATAACGAAGCTACTCAACGTATAGTTAGACAGCAACCTCAAATAGTAAACAATCAATGGTTTATTAAGTGGAGCATAGTAGATAAAACTGAAGAAGAAAAGATTCAATATAGAGAAGATCAGATTCGTAAAGTAAAAGCGGAAGCTAAACGTCGTATTATCGCTATTGCTCCTGAGTGGAAGCAATCCAACATGCTAGCAAGAGCTCTTACTTTGCTACGAAAAGGTGAGGCTAACCTTACTACTGCGGAGGCACTTGAGGTGTCTGGAATGGACGAGGTTTGGACGGAAATTCAGCGTATCCGGTCTGTTTCAGACACACTAGAAGCAGCGGACCCACCACCAGACGACTTCGCAGACGACAAGTATTGGATCGTATAGATGGCTAAGAAACCTACACTCACTACGGTAGCCTCAGGGTACCAGAGCACTACAATGCTCAATGCTAACCTCAATGCAATCAATGATGCTTTAGACAATACAGTTAGTCTTGACGGCAGCGTACCAAACGTAATGACAGCTGACTTCGACCTTAACTCCAATGATCTACTAAATGTAGCAACAGCTAACATAGCTGTACTAAAGGTAGCTGGTGTTACTGTCACAGACTATACGTCGCAACCTTCATGGTCTGGTCCTTGGGTCACTGCAACAGCCTATGCTGTGGATACCCTGGCTGAAGACGGTGGCTCTGTGTACATCTGTGTAGTAGCACACACCAGTGGCACCTTTGCTACTGATCTAGCTGCTGTTAAGTGGCAATTGTTCTCCGGTAAGTCTCTACCGCAGAGTTTCCTTGATGAAGACGACATGGCGTCAGACGATGCTACCGCTGTAGCTTCACAACAGTCTATTAAAGCCTACGTTGATGCGTCTGGGTACACACTGCTTGACGAAGATGCTATGGGTACCAACAGTGCAACCGCCGTAGCATCACAGCAGTCTATCAAAGCTTATGTTGATACCACTGTGCTGGCTAGTACAGCTGAGGTACGTACAGGTGCATCTGGTAAGTACATCACGCCTGCTGCGGCTCATGCAGCTACTGCTATTGTCACACTTACTGATGCTACCAACATTGCCTTTGACTTCACCTCAGGTTATGCCTTCGAGGTTACACTAACAGATAACCGTACACTAGCCGACCCTACTAACGGTGTACCTGGGCAGTCTCGTGTCATTCGTGTCATTCAGGACGCTGGTGGTACCAACACACTAGCCTTTGATACAGCATACAAAGGTGCCTACGGTATCCTGCCTACGATCTCAACAGGAGCTAACGAGTATAGCCTGCTGAACATCTACTGTGTCTCTGCGTCTATCTTCGTAGTGTCAGCACTGATTAACTGCTCATGATCTTACCTGGGTTCCCTAGTATATTCGCAGGCAGAGCACCAGTTACTGCTACTTGGGTTTGGTCTCGGCTTCGGACTGATGATGCAACAACCTACACTTGGCCCAGTACGTCCCTTGGTTCTGCTCAGACTAACAGGCGTCTCCTTGCTGTCATGCAGTGGGAGCCAATCCACCCTAGCGTATCCACTGTCACAGCACTTAGCATCGACGGCACAGCTGGTACAGAGGTTATCTCTCACGATGACCAGTACGCTACTGAAGGCAGGAGTTCTATATGGATCGTTGATGGTGACCAGAGTGCTACAACTGGGAGTGTGAGCGTAACTGTTGGCACCCAAGCGTGGAAACGTATGTCACTAAACATCTATGCTGTGTACGGTAATGACTTTCCACAGGTACTGGATACCGCTGTTGATTTCACAGCTAATAGTGCTACACAGACGAGTCAGCCTATCGTTACGAGCCTATCAGGCCCATGTATTGCAGGTGTATCTTGTGGCAGCATAAGTACCAGTGTCGCCCTACTTACTGGTTTCACCAGGGATCGTATCGATACACTAGAGAATGGTAGCTCTACCTTTGCGGTGTTCAGCCTAGCCAATGCTGGTATCCCAGGCATGCCCACAAGAACCATACGGTCACTCAATGCTAACGGTCAGAAGTGTATGACTGCTGTATCCTTTTTCTGAACACAGCCGCCACCACGCCCTCTGCGAGCCAACTGATATGTGTAGTCTCTCAAGGATAGACAACAGTGAAATACCTAAAGAACCTAAGGACCACTGCAAGAGTGCGTACACAAACGATATCAAGTGGGCTAAGGCCTATCTTGAGCAAGACAAGTCTATTTCTTAGAGGAGCAAGGGGCGACTGATGGGTGGCACAATAGATACAAGTTTAATCCTAACCCTAGGTGGGATGTTATTTTCTATAGCAGCAGCAGCGGCTGTAGCAAAACGGGAAATAAAACTACTCGCTGACCAAGCTCAGGATTACGAGAACAGACTACGTAAGTTAGACCAACGAATAGACCGTCTGGAAAATACGGTGGACACTACCCAACATAGGCTTGGTATCCTAGCATCTATGTCCTCACCTGATACAATGGAACGACGTACTCGTGAGGTTGAACGGTTAAGGGCAGACGTAGATCAATTAGTAAAACGAGATAAGCAGTAGACCGGTTGGCTCCAGTAGCTTAGTCAACCGGTCCTCACATCTTTGTCAATCGATATCTTCTATTAGTTTGTTAAGGTACCACTGAGCTTTCTGTAGGTCCTGCTTAGCTTTACCCTTGTACTTGAACCGGTGCATGTACTTCTTAGCACACCCCTCTAGGTAGCCTTGGAACGCCTCTGCTGTCATGTTGTCCTTCATGTACACGATACACTCAATAGCGCCATTGCTGTAGTGTTCCGGTTTATCTACCGGGTCATGGTGCGTTGTACTAATGCACTCTACAGGCTCAGGTGGTTCTTCAGGGTCATCTAGCACAGTGGTTCCTTTTCCTTTATACTCGTCGTTCCAACCAAACTCAGCCCATAGCTTTCGCCCAGATGGTTTACTCATACGGAACCTCCAATTGCTACACAGAAGCTTGCCACAAACTTGATCTCAGGGTCTTGTCTCAACTGTTTGTCTCCCTCCTCTTTCGTAACCTCACACTTAGCCTTTGTCTCAAACAGAAGCGGTGCAGTTGCTGGCAGTGGTCCTGCTGGTGTCATCAAGATAACTACGATAACGAACAGTGCTGCTGTCATTTGTCTACTCCTGTGTAAACGAAGTCAGTGATCATAGGGAACACTGGTTCAATTGCTGCAACGATCTTGAACGCTAGGTCACGGTGTTCCTTCTGTGTGTCAGGTGAGGTACGTGCTGCGACATAGTGACACCAGTTACGTACGCTACCATTCAGGAACATGCGTGTAAGCGTTAGTCCTTCTGGTAGAATAGCACGTGCTACTTCCTTTGCAATACCTTTCTTCAGTGCTTGGTCATACAGTGTGAACGCATGGTCACGTAAGTTCATCTGTCGTTCTGTCCACCAGTCAGCTGTGTCTTCATCGTCACACTCAAGTGAGTTCTGTCGGTTAGCTGTGTCTTGCATACGTGCCTCGTACACACCACTGGTAGTCTCAGTAGCGGAGTATCGTTGGCTGAACTCCTGTACCTTGATATCATGCCGTAACACTTGGCGTCCTACCGTTCGGTCAGTGGTTACATCCAGTACAATGTTGGCCATCTCAAGTGGTGACCAGTGTCGTTCCTTGATCAGGTAACGCACTAGCTTCTCATTGCTAGACCGACGTGGTCCGCTAGGGTTCGACACACGAGCACACTCAGCGATGGTGTCCACTAGGGTTGAGGCAGGGTTACCTCCGATCCAATTCGTATACCCTACTAGCTCAGCACTGTTCCTCATCTCGTATCCTTCTGGATAACAGCTTCACATTGGTCTAGTTGGACGGTAACAATCATATCTACTGGCCCAGCTGGTCGCCACGTAGCTTCCTTGAGACCAACAGTGGTGCGCTCCATTGCCACATTCTGTAAGGTAAGACTGTTAGCGCCCGAAGGTGAAACAACCACCCCCATGTACATGTAGGACTGACAGATAGCGATCACTGTGTCACCATTCTTGTAGCTCATTTGGTATCTCCAATAGTAAAGCCGAAGGAGTACTGAGCACCAAAGTCTACACAACTACACCTTGGTTTATCCAGCTCAACCCTCAGTTCATCCATGAACTCAGACCAATCCTTTCGACTCATGTTGGTACTGTTGGACAGCTGAGTGATATGCTTAGCTAGCTCTGGGTACTCGTCAAGCCACTTCATCTGGTATCTCCTAGGTTATGTCAACGATTTCACAAGAGCCATTGTCACCCCCGCAGGCAAACATCTGGCTGGACTTAGTGTGGTCCTCTTGTTCAAACAGTGCAAGCTCTGACCAATCGACACCCTTAGGCATCTTCTGTGCAGCGTGTGCGTACTCCATTGCGGTTATCTCTTGGTAAGGCGCTTGTCGGTACACATGATCACTGTGTGGTAGGAACGATAGTCCACTGACAATACTCCAATTGTTGTACACCCAAGCAGCTACAGCAAGCCACTCATGCTCACGTACTGTGATCGTACAGCTGACACTGTGTTCACACCAGCTTACTTGGTACACTTTCCACAACTCTAGCTGAGCGACAGCATCCAGGGAGTCACGTGTTAGACACTTGTCTGGTGCACGAGTAGGGAAAGAGAACACAGTAGTCTTGTCAGGTGCATCCTCCAGTGGTTCGTTAGGGAACCCTTTAGCTTTCATGAACTCAGTCATAGGGTCCATGTTGTCAGCACGAACAGTACGAATGTAGTACTCAGAGTGACGGGTGTGAATACCACTGGAGCTATCAACCAGCTGTGACACTGTACCACTAGGCTTAACACAGGTGGTAGCTGTTGACTGTGGAACACCTAACCTCTTAGACATTCCCTTGTTACATGCTACAACGATAGCTTTCAGGAAGTCAAGGGTCTTATCAAGTCCAGCGTTAGCGTTAGTCATAAGTGGATTGTCAGTGATACCTGTTAGGCTTACACCAAGCAGACGCTCCTCGTTACAGTTGTCTTCCCAATCGCTGTTCAGTGTGCTAAGGAATGGGAAGTACGTATAGGTAGACTGGATAGTACCAAGGTATGCAGCCCAGTAGCACTTGGTAGCTAGAGAGTTGACATCATCAGTTACACGAACGACAACCTCAGTCAGGTTACAGAACTGACGTGGACGTAGGATGATCTCACCACAGGGGTTGGTACCAAACTGGTAGTCAGGTAGACGGCGGTTATTCTCTAGTACCTTAGCAACAGCAGCGTCACGGTTGAAGATACCACGCTCACCACTCTTGCTCTCGACCAGGGATAGCCACTCCTTCATGAACGCTTCAGTGCCGGGTTTCTCAGTGTAAGCTGCACTGTTGTTAGCTAGACCACGAATGCTATCTGTTTTCCACCAGTCACCACTCTTAGCTGTACGCATACGGTCATCAGACAGGTTGCTTAGGCTGATCATAGCTGACCGTCGTACACCACCGACAACAACAGACACACCTACCATGCACAGTATGTCATGACACTCAAGGGAGTTAAGCTTGCGTCCCTCTGCTGCCTTGAAGGTCTCAACGGTGAACTTGAATAGATCGACGAGAGGACCTGGGCCAGACGCACGACCACCAAAGGTCTTCAGTGGTGTGCCAGCTGGTCGCACTGCTGATACATCCCACTTAGGAATGATACCCTTGTACAGCAGGTTGATCAGGGTGTTGTACGCGGTAGCCCAACCTTCCTTTGAGTCAGCTACGACTACTGTGTAATCACCTTTTACCAACTTAGGAACAGTAGGTAGCTTGGCGATCTCTTGTCGCTCAACAGAGAAGCCTTGGCCTGTACCGCATAGCAGTACGAACAGTGCCTCTGCGAAGGACGAGGGTTGGTCAACTGGCAGGTAAGCACAGTTGTACATACAAGTGTTGTCACGTGCAGCAGCAGGCCCCGCAGTCATCATAGAACGCATTGAAGGCATCACATCCTGATTGATGATAGCCATACGTAGCTCGTCAGGTACCTCACCTACCACTGGTAGTACGATGTTGTCCAGGTACCGATCTACTGTCTCTATCCATGTCTCCCGTCGTTGCTCATCAGGTAGCCATCGTGCATACCTGCTCGTGTGGATGAACTGCTGGTACTCACTCATCGTGTTACTGTTCATACTAAATCTTCCATTCGATCTTGAGGTCTACACATTGCTGTGGTGTACAGTTCCACGATAGCACCACACGTAGTGCTGCTAGTACCTTCTCGTACACAACCTTATCCTCACCGTCTGGTTCGACAGCATAGCTTGCTGTGAGGTCTTCGTACTGTCGGATAAGTATCTGCTGTGTCAGATCGTCGATAGCTTCGTCGTCTATTGTGATGTTCATTGCCAATGGTCCCATTCTGGTCCGTTATACGTATCCATAGCATCCTCTATCACTTCCACAGCGCCTGCTTTGATGATAGCTTGGTACAGTTCATTCAAGTCTGTACCGTCAGGGTCCCACGCGCTGTGAGCCCACAGTTTCTTAGCGTATACCAGTAGTTCTTCTGTGCTCATCATAACAGTCGTACCCTTCGCTCTTCTTTTGTTTCTTTGTACATCCAAGGCAACACTTTATCAAGCCAAGTGACTACCTCTTCTGCTCCACCGCCGATGAAGCTGATGACAAACAATGGAGTCAACAACGTAATCCTAAGTGCAGCTGCTAGTGCGTATCTAAACACGGGTTAACCTCACGAATAGTTCAAGGGATATCACAGCGAGTGGTTCCTTACGGTCACCTTCGATCAACAGCACTGGGTCGTACGTGTTACTGTTGTCTATCGCCTGTTCGTAGTGCTTATACACAGAGAAACTCTTGTGCTTCTTGCACTCAAAGGAGAACGGAAGCTTGCGTCTGGCAGCAGGTGAAAGCATAAGGTCCTCACCACCGGCACCCATTGATCTACTTAGGATGTCATCTGGTTCAAGACCAAAGGCTTTCACAAAGATAGCTGCTACCTTCTGCTGAAACTTCCGTCCCTTTGCCTTAGCTGAGGCTGTATTGACTGCGTATCTCCTCGTACTCCTTAAGGTTACGTAACAGGCGTATCTGTAGGAGGGTGTCGTCTAGGTTAACGTCAGTGCCTTCGTTCTCCTCTTGGTAAGCTTCGTAGGCTTCGATCACTGCGGTAGCCCAACTGACATCATCGTTCGCTAGGATAGCTTCTGCTTTCTTAGGCCCTATACCAGGGATACCTTTGATGTTATCAACAGCGTCACCGATTAACGCTTGCTTCCAGAAGCTGTAGTCTGCTTCTTCCTCTGTTGGATGTACTGTTGTTAAACTGTAGGTGCTAAAGATTTCACAAGGTATCTGTCTGAAGTCCTTGTCAGCACTGACGATCACTACATTGTCTAGGCCACGTTCGTAAGCAGCCATACAGATACCATCGTCAGCCTCGTACCCTTGACACACAACAGTATTCCAGTGGTCAACCGCATGCTTGGTAACATCAGCTAGGAACTCAGGCTTAGGTCCCTTGCGGTTAGCCTTGTAGCTAGGGAAGATTTCCTTTCGGAAGTTACGTTTGCCTGTGAAGAACAGGGTCTGTTCGTCTTCCTTCCAACCACATGCAGACCATATCATTTCATCAACGAGGTCATCAAAGATAGATATCGTACCTTTGAGGTTACCAGGGTCTTCCTTGGCTCCCTTAGCGCACGCACGGTACGCCAAGAGATCACCATCGACCAGTGGATACTTCAGTTAAGCCATCAGAGCGTCGGTAACGTCAACCTCTGCGACTTCGTACTCTACCAGTTCCACAACCCGGATACCTTTGAGTCGGAATGCTGCCTTGTCACCTCGTACAGGGTACGTCTCGACAGCTAGCTTAACAGAGGAACCATTACCAATGGCTACCTCTTCGTCCCAAGCGTTACCATCGTCATCCATAACCTTAGGTGCACCACCGCTGCCAATGATCTCGACACCCTTGGCAGTGACCTTAGGGTTATGGTTGCGGTACGGACGGAAGAACTTACGACCATCTTTCTCTTTGATAAGGTCATGACCCATAGAGTTGAGGGGTACACCGAGGTTGAGACACAATGTCTTGAACTCTTCTGGATCATCCGGAAAGAAGTTCACATTGTAACGACCACCAGCTGCAGCGATAACACGAGCAGCGTCATTGTCGTCACCACCAAGGTCACGGTTGCTTTCGAAGAGCTTCGGCCATTCGATTGTGCCTTCGAGGATTACAGTTTTGTTAGCCATTTGGGAAGTCCTTAAGTAGTTGGGTCAGTATTGTACCATGGGTCGCGAGAGGTGGTCAAGTGCTTATTACGGGTTATGTTCCTCCAAGTTGAATGTCGTAGGGTTGAACCGTAGGAAACCACCGTGTCCAGTGGTACTGGTAGGACGATTCTTGATCACCAGTAGTTCAGTAGTGTTCTTCGTTGTCTCATCCTCTGCCATTATGTCACGCTTGAGTTGGATGACAACAGCTGCACGCTTACTGATCATGCGGCTGTCTCGTGTCTTACCGTCGTCATTCTCATGTGCTACGGTGATGATGCCGACGTTCAGGTCACGTGCCAGTGTCGCTAACTTTGTAGCAATGCTACTTAGGAACTGTTCAACACTACCTTCGTCATGTCGGAAGTACGCAAGGTCTTGGATAGGCTCGAAGAAGACAAAGTCTACGTTACATCCTACCACGAGGTACCTAATCTTGTCCAGTAGACTGTTAGGATCGTCGCTCTCGTTCAACTGAAACATCATCAGGTTCTCGTTAGTACCCAAGTCTTCCAAGTGTTTGAGTACAGTGGGTTCCTGTTCGGGTGTGATGAGTGTCTTACGTGTGACATTTGTACCCATGTAGTAGCTGACAAGGCCAAGCAATGCTCGCTGTTGGGACTCCTCAAGGTGCATGATTGCGATACGCTTGTCCTGGTTTAGCATGTTGAACTCAAGCAGGCGCATGAACTCACTCTTGCCTACACCTTCAGGTGCTTGGAATACCGTGAGCTTACCCTTCATGAGCCCTTCGATAGCATGGTCAAGCTTGTCTATACCGGTAGGTGTACACGCATCGGTGTGATCTTCGTTGTAAATCCTGAGGAAGTCTTCGGAAGAGCTCCAGATGTTATCCGGCTGAAACTTCTTAGCGTTATGTTTAACCTGGAAGTACAAGTCCTTAGCGCCTGCTTGAAGGAACTCGTTAGCATCCTTGTACTTCTTGTGTTCCATTGCATACACACGGTTGGGTAGCATACCGGCAAGCTTCTCAATGTACTTGTCAGACTTACCATCGCTATCAAAGCTGCAGTAGATACGACTAAAGCTCATTAGGAACTTCATTACCTCTGGTCGTGACCACGTCTTCTCACTGGTAGTAGCAGACGGTAAGCTAATGCATGGTGTCTTCATGTTCAGCATTTGGTAAGCTGACATAGCATCCAGCTCACCTTCAGTTATCAGCAGTTCAGACGCTGAGCCTGCGTCAAAACAGTGCATACCCCATAGTGTCAGGTCAATACCTGGGGTGGTACTGAATCGTTTACCTTCATGAATACGCATCTTGTATCCCTTTGGGTATGGGTACATCTGTCCTACTACACGTTCACCTTCCTTGAGGTCCTTCGCTCCAAAGAACTCAAGTGTTGCAGGCTTGACACCGCGCACTGCTGTGTACGTATCACTTACGCTGATGCTTGACATATCTTCTCGTTGTCCTTTTTGTTTGCTGAGGTCACCGTGGCCGTAACCACATGAGTGACAGTAGCCTTGGCCCGTAACTGTGTTGAAGCTGTAAGCGTTGCTAGATGGGCAGCGCGGGCATGGTTGGTGAGACTCTTCAGCCACTTAGCATACTCCTTAAGCTGTTGAAACTCTTCGTAAAACTCCTTGTAGTAATCAGACCAGTCACCTACCCAGAACCTATTGCCTTTGCTGCTGTTCTCAGCACCGGGTAGTATATCGAAGTTCATGTGCCAGTGTAGCCCGCGTACTGACCAGTGGTTAAAGGGTACCATGTGGTCAACATGATGTACAACCCCTGTCTCCTGGCTGATACGTTGTGACTCGTCATAATACCATAAGGTCTTGCGTTTGTCTTCCCAGCTTGGTGTAGCTTTGAGCTTACGTGCTCTGCGGCGGGCGAAGGTGGCGTTGCGCTTAGCTGGGTTATCTTTAGTCCACCGTGCGGTACTGGTGCTGCCGCAAAGCTTACATCTATTTCTAAGACCACTCTTCTGGTGGATATCGATGGAATACTCAGTCTTCTGTTTCGTTTCGCCACAGGTGGAACACTTCTTAGTTCCAGTGTAGTCTGGCGGCCCTGCTAGTGTGTTGCGTTTGGTATTCTCGCGGTGAAGTAGTTGGCCATACACACTAGCACAGACCTTACAGGGGTGCTGCATCCCATCCTTGGTAGCCTTATTCTTGCTAAACTCCGCAGCATCTTTAGTCTCTTTACATACGTTGCACTGTTTTGTCGCAGGTGTGGGCTGTCGGTTAGCTACGTAGTAAGCTGTGAGTTTGCGGCTGTTCCCTTTGGCGCAACTCTTGCACCAGCAGCGCAGACCATCCTTCCTACCCTTGTCCCTAGCGAACTCACATGTATCTTTAGTTTCCTTACACTTAGTACACCTTTTGGTACCACCAAAGTCCATCTCTAGTTGGGTCAATGAGTTTCCTTCCAGTTGCTTCCTATGTTACTCTGTCCTGCTAGTGGACAGAAGAGACCGTAGTACTCACCAGCTTCAACGATAGCATCACGTGCAATCTTGCCTACCTGCTCGGCTACACTAGGCTTACACTGGTGTTGATACTCGTCATGCACAAAGGTAAGCAACTGACCACCAAGCCTGCGTATCTTTGGCATTGACTGCACCAACGCACGCTTCATAACGATAGCTTCACCTGACTGTAGCATACCTGCTAGCATGTGGTGCTGCGATGGTGCCTTCACTAGGCGGCCATCGATAGCAGTGAACCCTTTGTTAGCTTTCCACAACTCAGGAATATGTGTGTTCTTAAGCCACGACAGTCCATCGATAGAGTGCGTGAAGCGTTCGACTGCCTGCTTAGCCTTGGTTGTGGTGCACTGCAGAATACTGCTGATCATTTCGTCACCAGCGCCCAATAGGAACGCATAGATGAATGTTTTGGCAATATCCCTGGTTACGTGAGGTAAACCTAACGCTTCACGGTTGATGTTGTGTATGTCAGTACCGTCATCCTTGTTACCTTTGAGGATAGCATCACGATACATCTCTGACTTCATCTCATGTGCGAGGATACGCAACTGTATACCATCTGCATCTGTGCCAACCTGTCGCGCACCCTGAGGTACACCCCACAGTGACCTTAGTTTACCATCATACTGATACTTGACATGATCTACTGCGCTCACTGGTGTGCCTTGGAAGGGACTGAAGATGTTCGCTAGGTTAGGCTTCATGTGTGCACACCGCTGTGTCCACGCACCTATGCTAGCGAAACTACCGTGTACCCTGTTGTCATCACCAACAACAGCCATCCATTCCTCTAGATCAGACAGTCTAGCTTGCAGTGTAAGGTATGTTGCCAGCATGGTAGCCCCTGGGGGAGCCGTAGAGGGCAGTGTGGCTAGGTTGGCTTCACTGCAGGTCCAACCATACGTCTTCCAATGGTCGGCCTTCAGCGGGTCTCTATCGTGGTCCCTAAGGTACTTGGTGTAACCTTTAGTTTTCTCCACTGGGTTCCATCCAGCTGCATTGAGACGCTCGATACGCTGAGGTGCAGACGAAGGCTTGAACGGTTGCCATGTCTTGCATACGATCTCGTCACTGTCCATCTCGTAATGGTACTGGTTCATAGCATCAGCTGCGACCTTGGTAGGCACACCGGCCTTGGTCATACGCAGCTTGATACGCTTGTACTCCTTCAGTTCAGGCGGGAATGCTACCTGCAGCTGCTCTAGTAGGTCGTCTACCTCTTGTGTCATCTGTTGCAGCAGTGGTTTAGCTTTGCCTGTGTTGAACCAGTAACCTGAACGTCGGCAATCTTCTAGCTCCCACTGTGTTGACATCTCTAGTGCCATTGCCTCTGCGTGGACACCATTGGTTTCGTCATACACACGCTTGCCTAGCAGAACGTCCTGTTTCATGTACCCCAGCATCTCCGGTGTGAGGCGAGAGAAGTCGGTGAAGTCTCCCTTGTGACAACCAAGGTCTATACCCCAGGCCTTCAGTGAGTGCGACCTTCGCATTGGATCGTGTAACCGTGAGGCTACCAAGGTATCCCATACCTTATGACGTGGTATTAGGATACCTAACAGATCACGTAGGATATACCAGTCGAAGCCGACACCGTTGTGCATGACCACACGATCAGCAGCAGCAAGCCTAGCGGCTAGCTCGCTATAGTCTTCCGAGGTGTACGCTTGGTAGTCACCGTCCTCTAGTGTACCGACGCACCAGACAACGGTAGCATCGATAGCGTCAGTCTCGCTGTCTAGTATGATGGTTCTCATTAGGTGCTCCTAAGTGTATGACCCTGACTGTGACCCTGTCCCTGACCATGCCCGTAATCTTGACCCTGTCCGTGACCATGCCCATAATCCTGACCCTGACACTGTCCGTGAATGTGACCCTGACAGTGTCCGTGAATGTGACCGTGACCCTGACACTGTTCGTGAATGTGACCGTGACCGTGTCTTATGTCTCTTGGTTCTCATTAGCTATCCTCTCAAAGGGAGGGCCACCAGTTACCCAGTAGCCCTTGTGTCTACACCTTGTGGGTTTCACCAAAGGACTCGATAGATTGTGTCATAACGTACCAAGGAGTGCCGTTAGATACAGATTGTACATCCTTGAACTTGGCGTCACCGTGTGGACCGGTCTCGTACACCACCTTGGCACTGTCAAGTTTGACACAGGTACTGTTGATGCCCACAAGTCGGCCAGTGTAGATGTACACGCCACACCAGAGGACCACTGTCTTACCTAGCAGGGCCTCAAGGCCTTCGTTCTCGACTTCGTTCACTAGAATTTTCATAAGATTTTCCTTAGGATTGGTTGGTTGGTTTGCGGTGGGTTGGTATAGTACCATCGAAACTCAGAAGAAGAAACTCCTGTCTCGACAGAGGTGCTATCGTATCCAAGTACGCATGGTACTCACGTTGGATGCGTTCGCGTTCCTTTCGATGGTGGTCGTACTGTTCCTTGGTTAGATGTCTGCGCATAGTATGTATCCGATATCAGCAGCAAGCGTGACATGAGTAGATCAAACGTCTTATCTTTTGATTGATGACGATTGACAGCCAGAAGGTATGCCTCTTCTACTGCTCGGATAAACTCTTGTTCAGGTGTCACCTGTTATCTCCTGTTCCTTTGATGGTACCCTCAGCGGCACGTTTCTTTAGCTTAATCACGTTCATCACAGCTATCTGGTTCAAGGAGTAACCTAGGTCCAGTGCAGCAGCACAGATGAACCATAGGCAGTCTCCCAGCTCCAATGCCATAGCTTCCTTGTCGAGAGGACCGTCACCACGTAGGTGTTTGCTAAGCTTCCCTGCTACCTCTCCTGCCTCACCTGCTAGTCCTAGTACAGGGTACACTACAGCCTGACTCTCTGGGTACACCGCAGTGCTAGAGGCGTAGCCTTGGTACGTGTTCATATCCATTGTGTTATCCTAACATGTTAATCTGATAGAGAAGGAAAAGCCATACACATAGGTTGGCTAGCCCCAGTAAAGCTATGGTGTGACCACGCTTCATAAGAACATGCTCACTATCAGTGACAACCCAATGGTACCCACCACCAAGGCAAGAGCCATTGTTATACGTTGTATGTACAACATTCGTTTCTCCTTTCATTGTCATACTTATGTTTAACATAGGTAGAACTTAGCCTCTACAATCTATGTACTACTTAAGTTATACCTTAGGTATCTCTTTTGTTTCTTCTTATAAGGTATAACTTATGTTTAACATATGTAGAACTTAGCTTCTACAATCTATGTACTACTTAAGTTATACCTTAGGTATCTCTTTTGTTTCTTCTTATAAGGTATAACTTATGTCTAAGTGACCCAACTCTATGAGTTTAAGCCTCTCAAAAGGGGTAGTCAATCCCGTCTGTTGTCGCACCCTCGGGTCGCACGCTATCCTCTTGTTCTTCCACGTCTTCTTCGTGGTCTGTTAGCCTTCGTCGGTTGATTGTGTCTGCTATATGCTGTGCCTTTGTCTTGCCAGCAGGGATAGCTACGTCTGGTGGTTCAACGAAACAGGCACCGATATCAGGCTCGCTTAGGTATCCTCTCATACGCATATGTTTCTCTCGTTCTTCAGTTTACTAATGGTACTTCGAAGGCGCAGTAGGGTGCGTCGTCTTCTGTTACAAACGACAGATCATCGAACAGTTTGCCTGACCATACCTCTATGCGGTCACCTGGGCGGTTAACAAGGCTGACCCATTCGAGTAACACGGCAGGGTCTTCGTTAAACCCAGCCCAATACACGAAGTCAACATCTATGTCCTCGTCTTGGTGGTCCGCGTAGAGGCTCTGGCCGGGCCTGTGTAGCTGGGCGTAGTACATTAGGTACCTTCCATCATCTCATGCACAAGTTCGGCACGCTGGTGCTCCTGAGAGGCAGCAAAGGCCATCACACAGAGAGACATCTGTGCTACCACTGGATTACCTGCGATATCCACCACACCGACAGCCTCAGGCCGCCAGCGCATCACAGCATTAATGATATCGTTGTGTGTCCAAGTATATCCTTCGATATCTAGCAGTGATGACATATCTTTGTCTGATATGAACAGGTAAGCGTTGGCTGCCATGCATAGTGAACTTAGGCTCATAGTCACTCCTCTTCGTTAGGGTTGATACTGTATTCAGCGTACTGTTTGCCGTTGATGTCCACCTTGGTTACCTTCTGAATGTCCACACCCATAGCTTTGAGTTCAAACATACGTGCAGCCAAGCGGAACACACCGTAGAGACCGAGGGCCTCCAGTGGAGAGATGCTGCGGCCAGTCAGCATGTGGTTCAGTAGTGTGTCGTTCTGTGTCATAGTGCTAGTTCCTTAAGAGGTGAGGCTGTGTGTGGTCTGTGGGAAAACATCCATGGTGTTGTGCGAGGTGTACCACACCTTGCGGACAAAGTCACGTGGTCCTTTGGTTCCACCTACTAGTGCGCCGTCAACATACACGTTGCTGCGGTACTGTCCATCGTCACACTTGGCAGGCATCGTTACGTAGGTATTCATTAGGTTTTCTCCTGTATCTGTCGCTGGGTTTGCAAAGCCAAGTGTTTGACCTTGCGTGTGTACCGACGCTTGTTCTTCAGTATACGTTGTCGGTACTTAGGTGTTCGTAGGTCTTTCGCTATGTGGTTACGTTTCATTTCATTGTCAATCCTCCTGCTTGCATGTGTGTACCTCAGATCATAGGTCATCAGCCGGGGCATAGCTACGCCAGCCCTCTGGTTTACGTTGGAGCACTCTACCAGTCCAGTCATGCTCAACAACAGGGCCACTGTAGTTCCACCCTCTACGTAACGCGCTCTCGTAGAAGTTAGTAGCGATGCCTGCTATGTCCCCGAATAGGTCCATTGCCATCAAGCCATCAGTTGTGAGTTCCTCCATTTTCTTCTTGCTACCCGGTGTTATGTCCGCCGATCCTGTCTCCAGGTTCAGAGAGAATGTTATAAGTACTCTCATAGATTTAACTCCTTCAGTGCGGCACAATACAGTGACGCCACAACATCATATCCCATTGTGTCTATTAGTTTTCTCCCACTGGTGCACCTGGGTGGAGCCCACGTGTTACCCTCAGGTCCATTGCACCGGGCGATGGTGTACATGTACCGACCAGCCTCGTAACGCAGCTGTTCGTAAACAGTGCCGCGTTTGTCTGACCACTGCCCACCTCTGCATTCGTTCCACCCTCGTTGGATGTTACGGTCCCCTACGATAGTCGATAGTTTCCTGCCGATCTTCCTTACTGCGACGAGGTTAGTCATAGCGTGTGTCCTTCAGTAATTCAGCCGAGTTCTTCAGAATAATATAGACCCTTGCTATTGCGCGGTAGCCACCTTTGGTTGCGCTGTAGTCACCCCAGGGTGCTTCCGCATCAATAGTCTGCAGTGTGTAGAGGAGTGTATCTATCGCATCGTCTGCTGCCTTCGCTAAGCTCGCACTATACGTTACACTCATAGCGTGTAGCCCTCTGCATCCAGTTGGTTCTCGGCGTAGGTAATGATGCCGACACCTACAAACCCGTGTTCTTTCGCCTCGTCCCATAGTTGATAATACCGACGCGATGCCGATGCTACTCGGTAGGCCTGGGTTCCCTCTGTTTTACTATCAGCCAGTATCTCTTCTAGGGTCAGCTTACTGATAGCATCGACGATTTCGTTAAGTGTCATGATACTTTCCTTCGTTTGTCTTGTTCGATATAATGGGACGCACATAGTAGCACCCCACCGGTTAGCACTGGTGCATTATTGTCACACAAGCTGCACTTAGGCAGTGGATGCTTGCGCTTGTCTTCTTCGTAGTTATACGGAACCACGGGTATCATGATAGTTTCCTTTGCTTATCTAGAGCGTACTAGAGATATACTAGTGCTTCCTATAGCTTACGTTAGAGACCTCAGGGTTCCAACATGCACGGCAATCACCGCAGTTATTGTCGCGTGTATACGCTAGGCACTCTTGACCGGTAGCCTCAGCATGTTTGGTTATCACGTTGCTAGTGTGGTCACTAGTGCGCATTAGTGCCACGTCTACCTTAGGTGAACTAATGCGTACCACTAGGTTAGAGGGAATGGTACCACCGTTGTCCTGAAATTGCTTGACCATGCCACGCTCCTGGGTAGGCAACCAATGTGCTATGGTAGGTGTCATAAGGCACACGTCTACAATCGCCTGCAGTTGTGCTACAGAAGCCAAGTCTCCACCGTCAAACCAGCGGTGGTACCCGTCTGTATTACGTCGCTTGATAAGGAATGCCAGCGCTTGCGCCCATTGGTCAGGCTCAGCTGCATTCCACTTAGCACTGTTGGCTTTCCATCCTTTGTCTACACTAGGCCTAAGCTTCTGCAGCTTGATAGCATAGCAACTGTGGCATGGTGTTCCTTCGATCTTCCGAAGCTTGGACCCAGTGATACAAGCAAAGCTATCCATTGCGAACGTAGTTCCTGGCATCTTAGAGTTCTTCTTAGATACCTTGCCGAATTGCTCGGCTGTCTTGACTAACATATTATTTGCCTTTCCGATTGCAGATGCACCACGATAGTTGTAACCGACCTATACGAAGGAAGCGTAGTCCTCCGATATGCATATACTTAAACATAGTAGTCTCCTTCAGTTAACTCACAGCATACACCTAGTTCTAAGTGTATCTTGTCAGTTACCCCACGTAGTTGTTATGGGGTTCCCGATTGGCTCGCATGAGGCGAGGGAAGTACCCCTACGATGTGCGTAGGTATCCTGCGACCTTTGACCCACTCTGCGTGGGTATAGTCACACCGGCTAGGAAGACCCTAGTCCTACATTGGTAGCGTTGTCAACACCACCGCTATTCAATTGTCCAAGAGCGTGACACCTGGGTGTCTTGCGCCTTTCGTCGCTGTTCTGTTCGTCTGCCCTTAGAAGTAGGGGCTGTTCGTTTGCTCTGCTAGTGTGCGGATTGTCGCACTGTAGAGGTTGGCTTGGCGAGGCGTGCCGGGTTGGCTTCCTCTTGTTCCGATGATCTGAACCTAAGCGTGACCGATCAGGATAGCAACACATTAAATGCGGTTGTCCCATTGTGTCGCATGCAATACCGTTAGTTGTGCCTCCCATAAAAATAGAATAGATACCGCGCGCGAGTAGTGCAGTGATCCAGGGCATGCAATAGGTAAAAGGTTAGGTGTGACAATATGGATAGGGTTAGTGTGACAATATGGGTAACGAATCAGGGTAAATTAGGTGTTGACAGTGTAACAGGCATTTTAAGAGGGCTGGGGTAGGCAAGTCGCGTTTGGGTTATCGTAGTATCTAATTGCTGGAGTGCTTAAGTGTACGCGTCTGTGCTGGCTTTGTTCCTACTGTTAGGATAGGATACCGTTGGTGTGAACAAAGATGGAACGAATGGTAGGCCGCATGTAATTAGATTGTGTCGCGTGTGATGATACCAAAAGTTACAGGGTTGCCGCTAATAGTTGCAGATCGGTTGCACTCTGGTTGTATTGCAGCACAACTAGTGGTTCAAGCCAGGCTGTATATCATGTGTATATCATTTGTATATCAGTATATCATTTGTATATCATGTGTATATCACATGGGTACCATCAGTTGCACTCATGCTGAGCATAAGTAAAAACGATTGTACTCACGTGGAGCAGAAGTCGAGCCGGGGGGGTGGGCGGCATCCTCATATTCTGAATCACACCATGTAATTTTCTAGGAAAACATTGGAATATCAAGCGAGCCACTGGGATATCTGTTGTATCCCCTACAAGGTTACCACCATAGTGGTACCAACTGTTCACCGTACCCTATATTCCTTTAAGTTCAAACAGGAGTAGTAGCATACAGTTCACCGTAACCACTGTAGTGCTATAGCTATACCTTATCGGTATAACCTTATAGTTATAACCTATCAGGTATAACCTTATAGGTATAACCTAGCCACTACGAAGGAATACCATACAGGTAACATTAGTATAACAATAGTGTAACTATAGTATATATCTACTAGTATCACAAAGGTGGCACATATGTTTAGCAACCAACCAACCAACTCTTAGAGTTTAGGCCTCAGAATAACCCTGGTCAATACCGCATATTGTCACACCCCCATCTAAATGGGTTGACATCATTGTAATGCACTGGTACCATTAGGTATAATCTTTTAAACTAGGAGAACCCCCTATGCCTCTATTCACCCGTGATCAGCTACAAGCCCCCACTGGTAAGCGTAAGTCCCGGTCGTTGTTTCGTGAGTTATGCACTCCAGAGAACCGACATGGTGCTATCTTCGTTATGAACAAGTTTGACCGTGAAGGGCTACCATCGCTGTACCGATTGTATATGACCTATGCTGTTAACGACCCTACTGAGTACCAGTTTGCTATGGCTGTATTCGGTGACTTCGCCTACTGGGAATGGCTACGTGGCATGGACCCTGTAAAGGGTATGGTTGCTGACTGGGAATGTGAAGCTGAAGTTGCACGCAAGTCTGTTATGCTTGACAATATCCTTGAGGCTACCAAAGACCCTAAGACATCTCTGCAAGCTTCTAAGTATCTACTGGAGCGTGGCTTTGAGCATCGCCCTAGTCAGACAGGTGTAGACAAGCGTAAGAGCCGTGCTGAGTCTAGGGAGCTAACTAAAGATATCCTCCTCACAGAGGGATACCAGAGTGACCTTGCTCGGTTACAAGCTAAGTTTGATTCGTAATAGATCTAGTACGCTCTAGGAGCACGCTCTAGGGGTCATCTCTAACTTAGTGGTACTACCACAGCCTAGACTAGAGTTGACCCCTAGAGCCTCCTTATAACGCATAGGTAACTAATGACACCCAATGAAATCAGAGAGAAAGCAGAAGACTCTATGGAGTTCTTCATTGCACTGCTGGCTCCCACCCAGGTACTAGGCTCTTGTCACAGAGAGGTACTCGATTGGTGGGAACGTGACACTGCTAAGTCACACCAGCTACTCCTGTTCCCTCGTGATCATCAGAAGTCACGATTGGTTGCCTACCGTGCTGCTTGGTACCTAACCAAAGACCCAACCCTTCGTATCCTGTACATTAGTGCTACAGCTAACCTAGCAGAGAAGCAGCTAGGGTTTATCAAGGTTATCCTTACGTCACCTATCTATAGGCGCTACTGGCCTAACCATGTGCATAAGGAAGAGGGACGTAGGAGCAAGTGGACTAATTCAGAGATCGAACTGGACCACCCTAGTCGCAAGGCAGAGAACATCCGTGATCCCTCTGTGTTCACAGCTGGGTTGACAACTGGTATCACTGGTATGCACTGTGACATTGCTATCCTTGATGATGTAGTTGTTCACGAGAATGCATACACAGAGGAAGGACGTAAGCGGGTCCGCAGCCAGTATGCACTCCTAAGTTCCATTGAAGGAGC